TTGCTCAGCACGCGTAAGGCATTGCTGAAGAAGACAATGGATTTGGCCAATGAAGTGCGCGGGTTATTGAAGATATTTGGCATTCGCCTGCCCAAGACTGTGAAACACGGCAGTTTTGATGGCGTCGTCCGGCCCTTGATCGAGATGGACGACGTTTTGGCGCATGCCCTGGTGCCGCTCTTGGATGCACGTGTGGTTTTGTATCAGCATTTTCTGGAGTTGGACCGGCGCGTCAGACGCGCCGCCAGCCATGACGAGGTTTGCATGCGAATGATGACAGTTCCGGGTGTCGGACCGATAGCATCGCTGACCTTCAAAGCCGCAGTCGATGACCCCTCGCGCTTCAAACGATCACGGACTGTTGGCGCGCATTTTGGCCTGACGCCGAGACGATACCAGTCGGGTGAACACGACAATCCTGGCCGTATATCAAAGGCTGGCGACAGAGATGTCCGGGCAACTTTGTACGCTGCCGCCAACGCTTTGCTCATGCGAACCATGGCCGGATCCCAGATAAAATCTTGGGGAATGCGCCTGATGCGCACCAAAGGTCGCCGTCGCGCAGTTGTCGCGGTCGCACGCAAACTCGCCGTCTTGCTCCACCGGATGTGGACAGATGGCACTGAATTCCGTCAGGACCAGGTGGGAGGCTTGTCATGATCTAAAACGCCACCCACCCAATCCTAACGGGGTCGTCCCTCACCGGACGAGGTTTGTGGAAGAAGCCGAAAATGGCTGCTGCGCCACTTGAAGCGCGCCTGAGAGCAAGGCTCTCCACTGCCAATCCGACATATGCGTGCAGCGTTGCCATCACGGCATCAAACAGACTGCGGAGAGAAGCGTGACCCGGATGAGCGACAATGACCCAAAAGAAACAAGGAAAACGAGCTTGACCCAAACGCCCAATTAGAGAAGCAACCATTCGCGCAGTACGGCGTTGTCGCGGATCTCGTGCAGCCCCATGAATTTGCTGATCTCAACCATCCAAGGCGGTTCGACATTGTGCGACCTGCCGAAGCCAAAGCGAGGCCGTTCCTCCTCCTCGTATCTATCTTCGATGGCTTGGAGAGTGATGGGCCCGACAAATGGCCGTGGCCGCATGCCTGCGCTTATCTTGAAGGCAACGATAGCATTTCGCGTTTTCGGGCCAGAAATGCCGTCGATCTCGCCCGTGTAATGGCCAAGCGAAGCCAGCGCACGTTGGAGCCAACGCACGTCATAAACGTGAACAGTCATGGGAAAACCTCAGATGAAGATGAAGGAGAGAGTGGAGTCTATTCGTCAGATCCTTTTTCTGGGGGAACACGGGCGAAGGCACGCAGGGCCTGCATTGCCAGTCGGGCGACGGCCTGCACCTCGATCCCCAGTGCCAACAGGCCGGGGATGGCGTAGGCCCAGACCGGCGGTGGTTTGGCCATGATGCCAAAGCCAAAATCCGCGACGAACAGACCAATTACAGACAGCACGCAGATCAGCCGAAGCCAAAACATGCTGCGGGATACATCAGCCACTAGACACCATCCTCACCACCAACCAGGTCAGCAGAAACACCGCGCTTCCGGCCAGTGTCTGCGGTGCCATGACAGTGGCGATCACAACCGGGACGCATACGTGATAGAGATCCCGGCGGTTCAGTTTTAAGAAACTCATTGGCAGTGCCCTTTGCATAAAAAAAGACGGCCCTGCGGCCGCCCTGTTCATCGTGAATTGTGGTTTGTTGCGCTAGCTCAAGCGCCCTGCCCTGTTACTCCAGGACTGTGTAGGTGATCTGAAAATCGCCGCCGTCGATTACGCCACTGACTCGATCTGCAGCTGGCACGCATTGACCTTCGCCGCTGTCCACGCACCGCCGAAGACAAAAGAGTTCAGGAGCATAGTCATCAGGTATACACCCCGACCAGTGTGACTTTCAGGCCGGCGCCCGCCGTGCTGGACCAGATTTGGTCAATATCAATTGTGATTTCGGCGTCGTCTGCCAGAGCCGCGTCGCTGATAACCGCAGCAGTTGCGGCTGTTTTTGAGGTCTTCTCGCTGGCATCGATCGACAACTTGGTGGACAGGATCGAAGTGCCGCCCTCGTTAATATCAACAATGAGGGTCGAGCCAACCGGGGCCGTGTTAACCGACGCCCGTACCTCCGAAAGCGTGACGCCAGCGGGCATTCGCAAGGTTATCTTTGCCGTTCCTGTCGCAAGGTCAGTTGTTTCGTCACTCACTGCAATCGTTTGCGTGAAAGCCGCGCCGCCGCCAGTTATGACGCAGCCCCAGAAATTCGTCGAGCTTGTTCCCGCATCGATAGTGAGGGCCGTTTTTGCATAGATTCTGGCAAAGAAATAGTCGCCAGTGGATACTGGCACGGCACCTAATACGACGCTGCACTGCTGCCCATTTTCAACAGTCTGTTGCGCACTATTGACTGGAACATCGCTGGAATTGTTATGAAAAACATACACTACGAAATCTTCGGCTGCTTCAACCCGTAAGTTTGCGCCCACAACCATCATAGCGCCATCCAGAGAGGCGGGCACAACCCACCGATAAGTCCCGGTGACGTACTCCCCTTGAGTATGCGGAGAACTCGGCGGTGCCCTTGGATTCCCATGCACTGCCGCTTGGCTCTGCAATCGTTGCATTGAAGTGCATGTTTGACGGCTTGTCACAGGTGGCGATCAGACGGCCATAGTCCGGATTGTCCGTCAGCCGATCATCCACCCCAGTCTGATCGGACTGCATGACAGCGGTGTAATAGGGCATTTCCTCAACAAGCCGCGCATTAGGCGGTAGAGCTGCGCGGCTGGCTACCGGTGGCTCATCCCGGCCAACGACCGACGAGTCTTCGATTGCAAACTTGTCTTCCAGAAAGCGGATCATGACCTTGTTGTCGCGCCCGTCGCCCTCTTTGATCTCAGTTACCCGGCATACAACGGAATTGATCCCGAGGTCGGGCAGATTGAGCACAAAGGCGGTACCCACATTCATATCGGTGGGCGCCCAAAGCACGTAGAACGCGCCAGTGCGCAGCGGAGTGGTCAGCGCTGCCAGATCTCGCAACGCCACCCGACCGGCCAGGTCAGGCCATGTGATGCCTGGGTAGTCGCGCTTGTCAGGGATAACGACGCCCAATTGTTGCACGGCGGCAATATTGGTGATGGTCAGCGAAGCAGGTTCGCCGTCATCGCGGCTGGTGTATGTCACGGTGATCTGGTTGGGCAGATCCTCTTGCAACGGCAACTCGCCGTCCAGCCACTCGGCAACGTTGGTCTTGTCGAATGTGTGCAGACTGCCGACGTCGTAATCATCGCGCACCAGTTTGATTTCCCACTTACCGGTCACGCGATCAAAGTAAACGTGGCCGTCGATGTGAGCTTCAATCAGCTTTTTGAAGTCCTCCTTGCTGCTCGGCGAAGCGTTGAACAGCGACAGGCCGAACCGTTCAGTAAACAGAGTGTCGGCCACAGTGGTGAAGCTGTCACCGATCTCACTGGCGTCTCCGGAGCCATTGCTGCTCGGAGAAATGATGTGATCCCGCAGTATATGCGCCGGGTTCAGGTCCAGCCAGATAGAGAGCGCGTTGTTGAAGGAACTGGTGATGTCGTCGGGATTGCTGCCCGAAACGATTGGCACACCATCGCCCGGAGTTGTGTCCATTTGGCCGGTGGAGGTGGTGTCGGTGAGGTCAATATTGAAGCAATAAACCTCCACGTCGGGAATGGTGGCAAGCGTGGCCTGCGCGTCGGCGAGTGTGTCACCCGTAGGTTCACCGTCAGTAATGAAGAACAGCGCCTTTTGGTTCGTAAAATCATGGCTAGCTGCATCGCCCGTACTGCTGTCCAAAATGGATTGATCGATGACGCTGTTGATCACGGCGTCCGCTGCTGTAGGCGCCTGAGCGAAGAAGGTAGGCGCGCTGGCTATCGCAACGCCGTAATCTGTGCCGCCCTCATATACAATTCCGTCAACAAACGTCTTGAGCGTGTCATAATCGGCATCGTTACAATTCAAAATCTCGGTGCTGGATGTGGTATCACCAAACGCAACGATCCGTATCGATACAGTTGATCCTTTTAGGCTTTCCAGAAAGTTCTTCACCGCCGGTTTCAGCGTGTCCATTCTGTTGCTGTAGATCGGAAACATCGACCCGGAGGCATCCAGAGCGAGATAAAGAAACATGCCCTCATAGTCGATCTCAGCATTGATCCCGGCCTTTTCCGGATACCAATCTTCAAAGGTGGAATAGACGTTTTTCACCTTCACTTTGACCGGTTTTAAGAACGGGTTGTTGCCAATCCAGATCTTATTGAAGAACAGGCTGACCACGCCCCGGTATGCCGGGATAGCCACGTCCAAAACGGTTTGCAGATAGGTATTAGGTAGGGCCCAGCAGCTTCACCGACATGCCGGTGTGCTTAACGATCATTTGCCGGTTTCCGTTGAACGTCGCCACGCCGCCCGCATAATAGGTGTCTGCCTCTGCGCTGGCCTCGGTGACGGTCAGGGTGGTGTCGGTCAAAGCGGTGGCCGTGGCAGCGGTTTCAAAAAGTGCGATATTGAGGCTGCAGCCGTCGTGATAGAGCGCATGGCGGCAGGGCCGTTGCATGACTGCCGCCAGCCCTTTACGCCGCATCACAGTAAAGCGGTTTTCGCAGGCCAGAGTGATGGACGTGAATTTCGGTTTGACCGAGACAACCCGCCCGACGAACTTGGCCACAAACTCCAGATCCGGGTCATCAAGATATCCATGCCAGATGGTGACCTTGGTCACCTGCGAGCCAATAGCATCGCGGATGCTTTGAAAGAACGTATCCGATCGAGGTGCAATGATGTTGACCAGCGCGCGGTTGATAGACGCCGTTTGCACAATGACTGAATGACGGATGGGGCTGGCGGTCCAAGTGGTGTCACCAGCAAAGCTAGCATCCGGCTTGCCTGCGCTGGTCTCGTAATCACTGGCACGCGCTGTGTAATAGGCAACGCTGGCCCCCAGCTCAATCTTGTAGAGCCAGATCGGTCGCTTGCCGAATGTCTTGGCTGCTGATGCTGCGTAAGTCATGTGGCCACCTCTCGAATGACCACCTGTCCGGAACTGCGAACACTGTTGATGTGATTGATTTCTACCTGATCACTGTCGAAGCGATATTTTCTCAAAAAGCAGATCTCCGGATCACTCAGCGCCTGCCCCAGCGCCGCGATGGTCAGATCGTGATAAGCGCCGTTCTCCACAGCGGTCGTGATCTCACGGTAGATCGTCCCGGCGATCGACAGGTGTTTCCCAACGTACTGCGTCACATCTGAAAAGATGGGGTGAATGCTGATCACGGTGTCGGTGCTGAGCGCTGGCGAAGCCAGACGCATTTCCCGCGACCGGCTAGGCAACCAGAAAGGTGTGTCACGCCCCCTGACGGCCTTCAGCCATTCCCGGCGCCTTTTACGGGCGGCCAGTGCTTCGTCTTGCCAGTTCATCGCGTAGGCGTTTTCCAGAACCTCACGCAGAGGCTCGACATGCACTGGGCCAAAGCCGTTGTCGAAAATGCTTACCGTTTGACGAATGCCGCCTGCAAGCGGACTGGTCGCCAGAGACACATCGGTCATCACGTCGAGGCCCTGATACTGAGAGAATGGCGAAGCGGCGGCTTCAGATGTGTCTCGGATCCTGAAGCGCATAGTGGCGACCACGAAGTCATGGAAACGGCGCTCAAACTCAAACCCGTTGGGCGCAAACGCTGTACGGATAGGCGCGACCACCGCGTCGGTGAATGAGGTGCCCACCTGTGCGGTCAGGGTGATTGAGCCTGCATTCACTGTATCGACCTGCACCACTACATAGGTGAACCGGTCGAGGTAGATCACGGCCTGCCCACCGGCCACATAGTCGCCATCTGTATCGCATGTGACAACAGTGTCCGCGGCCAGCACATCGACACTCGTCGTGACATCCGTCCACAGCGGCAGATACCAGTCGCCCACCGGGTTGGCCTCAATCAGACCCAATGCCACTGCATGCTCTTCGGCATCCAAAAAGAAGCTGTGATTGAGGGATTGCCGCGGCTCGGCCAGTGAGTCCCGCATTTCCCCTTGTGGGGATTGCCGGATGTCGGTCAGCCAGTCGATCTGCTCGGTGATACCGGCTTCTGGCTGAAACGGCCACAGGTTAGGCACGGACAAACCCGTTGCGCTGCATGCTCTCTACCATGATGCTCTCTCCCCCGTGGGACCGCATGACCTCTTCAAAGATGCCGCGGTCAAACAGAATATTGATTGCTGAAGGTTTCTGCTGGCCGCCACCACCCTCGACACCAAGCTTGCCACCGGGGCCGCGTTTCAAAGGCATGATCGCTTCTGGCCCCGCTTCGCCCATCAGGCCTGTGCGGCCGTCCTGAAGTGGGAAAAAAGTTGGGCTCCCAACCACCGTGCCATTGGCAAAAGGAACCACGTTACCCGCATTGAAAACGTTGCCGTTGGCGGAAAACAGGAACCCCAGAGCGGTCGTCAGGAAGTTCCCGCCCCCGACCCCGTTTATGCGGCCAAGCGACTCGAAGATGCGATCCAAAGCGCTGGTCAGCAGACGATCTGCAGCGCGGGCCGCCAAATCTGCCAGAGCTTCCGTCGCCGACTGAGCCCCGGTCAGGATCGACTTGAAGAAACCGGTGAACCCTTGCTGGGCCTGAGACAGATCAAAGCCTTCGTTGATCTTCCTCTGCAGAAGCTCAGTGGCACTTGCGGCCTGTTCGGCACTGATGGCTTCAGCATCCAAAGCCTCTTGGATGATCTTCAGCCCTTCCGCCATCTTTAGGGAACGGGCGTAGCCAGGATCCAGGCTGGCCATCAAGGTATCAAAGGATGACACCAGAGTATCGACTTTGGATGCGGCACCGCCTGCTGAGCCGCCAATATTGCCCAGCCCGTCCAGGATTTTCTGGATCTCGGCGCTGATGCCAGATGTGTCGACGGTAGGAGCGGCGACAGTGACAGGCGAAAAGTCAGATCCAGTGACGGCATTCGCAGTGTTTTTGCGATCTCGAGTGGCCTGCTCCAGATCCCTTTCCAATTTTGCCAGTCTCTCCAACTCGCTGGCCAACTTCTCGGATGGCAAATATCCCGAACCAGCAAACGGACCACCAACAGTTCCAGCATTTGGGTGGGCGGAGATGATCGCTTTCTGTTTGGCGATTTCGGCGCGCGCTGCGGCAACAGCTGAATCTGCCAGCTTGTAATTGTCATTCGCAAGGTCGATGGCAGATTTGCCGGCGGATGGGGCTGCCGTGGTGTAGAAAACACCAAGGGCCGCATTCAAAGCCTTGGTTCCGTCTGCTGCACTGTAGGTAGCGGTTTCTGCCTCTCCAGCGTTGTCGCGAAAAATCAGGAAATATGCCGCCGCCGCGCCTGTCAGGCCATATACGAGGCCCAAAGGACCACCGAGAGCAATAAGAGCACCGCGCAATAGGGTTGTGGCACCTGTGAGCAGCCCTGTTGCCGTAATAGATGCCGTCAATTGTACGACCATCGCCACAAGACCACCGACGATAGCCGGGATTTGAGTAGCGGCCAGACCAACAAGAGCAACACCCAGCGTTTGGATTACGACCTCAAATGCAGCTCCGCTGCTGGTGACCACCTCCAGGGCCGGAACAATCACGCCCAAAAGCACTTGCCCAACCGCAAGACCCGCATTGGACAGGATAGCAAGCTGCACCGACAGGCGGTTTTCCAGACTGTCAGCCACTTTGTCAGCCGCCACCTGCGCTGCACCTGCTGACGTTGCCATTTGGCCCATTGTCGCATCAAACACATCCCCGGCATCTCCGGTCAACGCAAGGACGGCATTCAGAGCCTCGACCGATCCAAATAGCTGCGCCATCGCCGCTTGAGAACCGCCGGTTTTTTTGGAGATTTCTGCAATGAAAGCACCAAGCCCTTTGGCGCTAAGGGCAGTCGTGTTGAATTCGATGCCAAGTGCCTTGGCCAGTTTTTGCGCTTCACTGGTTGGCTTGATGACTGCGGAAAGGGCAGCCCTGAGACCGGTGACCGATTGGGAGGTGCTTTGGCCCTGACTGGTCAGAGCGGCAACACCAGACACCACTTGATCCAGGCCAATGCCAACACTGGAGGAAATCGGCACGATCTGACCCAGCGCAGAGGACAACTCGCCAATGGTGGTCTTACCTGCCTTCACGCCGGTGAAAAGAATGTCGGAAGCCTGTGCCGCTTCGAGACCGGAGCTTGCATAGGCGTTTGTCACAGTGGTCAGAAGGTCAACCGACGTGGTGATATCAGTGACGCCACCCTGTGCGAGGGTGTTTGCTGCCTCCATGAACTGTGTGGCGTCAGCAACGTCACCGACACCGGCAGAAATCGCCTGATAGAATGCGTTGACCTGTGCTGTGGCTGACCCACCAAACGTAGCTGCAAACCGCTTGGCGGCCGCATCCAGCTTATCCATGTCACCAACAGATCCATCCAGCAGTGTCGAGACTTCCGCCAGGGCCTTGTTGTGGGTGCGATAGGCGGCAACTGACTTGGCGGCAAAAGCTGTCGCGCCAGCCGCAATTGCGACAAAGGCGAAGGCCGTGCTGCGACTGAGACGGCCCACTGCCCCCTCCGCTTCCAGCGCCCCGCGCTTCATGCCGTGCAAGGCTCTTTCGCCGCGTCCTACTTGCTCGATGCCGACAGGGCGCAGGTTTAGATCAAGAACAGCCAT